CTCCTCACGGGGGACAGAAAGCGTCACGCTGTACGTTTTCAGGTTGGCATTCAGCCCGGCAGGCGCTCGCTGGGAATAGCCATCACCAAAGCGCACCTTTCTTACAGATGGGGCCGAAGCCACATCCATACCGGGTTTCACTTTCCAGCGGAAGGTTTTCATCGTCCACCTCCGGAGAACAGGCCACCATCACGCATCTGTGTCTGAATTTCATCACGGGCACCCTTGCGGGCCATGTCATACACTGCCTTCATCATCTGTGGACCTGGCAGACCATTCGTACCGTCGTTCTGAATCACCACGTGATTGTTCTGATTAAAATTAATGCCTTCAGCCCGCCGCATCTGCGCCGGACTTCCGGCACCGCCCACATAACCACCTTCCGCATAGCCCCGCATCAGGCGGTACAGGTTGCCGACACCAATCCGGCTGGTTGCCTCCTTCGTGAAGACAAATTCACCACGGTGAACAATCCCCGCTGGCTCATATTTGCCGCCGGTTCCTGTGAATCCTCCGGTTGCAAAATGGAATTTCGCCGCAGCGGCCTGAATGGCTGTACCGCCTGACGCGGATGCGCCGCCACCAACAGCCCCGCCAATGGCGCTGCCGATACTCCCGACAATCCCCACCATTGCCTGCTTAAGCAGAATTTCTGTCATCATGGACAGCACGGAACGGGTGAAGCTGCGCCAGTTCTGTTCACTGCCGGTCAGCATCGCCGCCATATTCTGTGCAATACCATCAAAGGTCTGCGTGGCAGCACTTTTAACCTGCGACATACTGTCCGTGGCGCTCTCTTTCCACTCGCTCCAGCCGGACTTGAGGCCTGCCATCCAGCTCCCGCGAAGCAGGTCTTCAGCCGCCCAGGTCTTTTTCTGCTCTGACATGACGTTATTCAGCGCCAGAGGATTATCGCCATACTGTTCCTTCAGGCGCTGTTCCATGGCTTCCCGTTCTGCCTGCCGGTCAGTCAGCCCCCGGCTTTTCGCATCAATAGCGGCCCGTTTTGCCCGTTGCTGCTGTGCGAATTTATCCGCCTGCTGCGCCAGCGCGTTCAGGCGCTCCTGATACGTGACCTTATCGCCAAGTGCAGCCAGCTGGCGTTTGTACTCCAGCGTCTCATCTTTATGCGCCAGCAGGGATTTCTCCTGTGCGGACAGCTGGCGACGTTGTGCCGCCTCCTCCAGTACCGCGAACTGACTCTCCGCCTTCCACAAATCCCGGCGCTGCTGGCTGATTTTCTCATTTGCTCCGGCATGCTTCTCCAGCGTCCGGAGTTCAGCCTGAAGCGTCAGCAGGGCAGCATGAGCACTGTCTTCCTGACGATCGCCCGCAGACACCTTCACGCCGGACTGTTTCGGCTTTTTCAGCGTCGCTTCATAATCCTTTTTCGCCGCCGCCATCAGCGTGTTGTAATCTGCCTGCAGGATTTTCCCGTCTTTCAGTGCCTTGTTCAGTTCTTCCTGACGGGCGGTATATTTCTCCAGCGGCGTCTGCAGGCGTTCGTAAGCCTTCTGCGCCTCTTCGGTATATTTCAGCCGTGACGCTTCGGTATCGCTCTGCTGCTGCGCATTTTTGTCCTGTTGAGTCTGCTGCTCAGCCTTCTTTCGGGCGGCTTCAAGCGCAAGACGGGCCTTTTCACGATCATCCCAGTAACGCGCCCGCGCTTCATCGTTAACAAAATAATCATCCTTGCGCAGATTCCAGATGTCGTCTGCTTTCTTAAACGCAGCCTCTGCCTTAATCAGCATCTCCTGCGCGGTATCAGGACGACCAATATCCAGCACCGCATCCCACATGGATTTGAATGCCCGCGCTGTCCTGTCTGCCCAGGTCTCCAGCGTGCCCATGTTCTCTTTCAGGCGGCGGGTCTGGTCATCAAACCCTTTCGTTGCGGCCTCGTTCGCCGCCTGCAATGCCCCGGCTTCATCGCCGGAACGCTGCAACTGAGCAACATACGCAATCTGCTCCGCCGTCACGTTATGGAACTGGCGTGCCATCGCCGTCAGCCCCGACGTCGGGTCTGTGGTCAGCTTCCCGAAGGCTTCAGCGACCTTGTCCACCTCCACGCCGGATGCAGAGGAGAAACGCGCCACACTCTGGCTGATGGACGCAATCTGAGCCTCACCGCTTACCCCCGCCTTAACCAGTGCGCTGAGTGACTCGCTGGTCTGGTTAAACGTCAGCCCTGCCGCCTGCCCGGCTCTGGACAGGACCAGCATACGATCTGCCGTCAGTCCCGCCTGATTGCCGGAAAGGACCAGCGTTTTGTTGAAATCGGACAGGGTTGAGTTGCCCTGATACCAGGCATACGCCAGCGCACCGGTCGCCACCGCCAGCGAGGTGGCCCCCACCATCGGCAGGGTGATCGCACCGGCAAGCCCCCTGAACATGGGGATCATCCCGCCGAAGGAGTCCTTCACCTGCCCCCCCTGTTGCAGCAGGATCAGCCACGGACTTTGCCCGCCTGCAAGCTGCGTGGCCACGTCGGTGAACTGTGCAGGCAGCATACGCATGGCGGCTTTATACTGCCCGACGGAAATCCCCGCTTTCTGTGCAGCCAGCGCCTGTCGGCTCAGCGACTGTTCAACGACTGCCGCTGTTTTTTTCGCATCACTTTCCGTACCGGAAAAATGACGCCTGACTCTGGCCATCTGCTCGTCAAATCTGGCCGCATCCAGACTCAAATCAACGACCAGATCGCCTACCGGTTCAGCCATACCGGACTCCTCCTGCGATCCCTTCTGATACTGTCATCAGCATTACGTCATCCTCCGTCATGTCCGCCACATCCGGGGAAGTAGGGATAACTTCATTCCCGTCCGGGCCAAAGCGGACACCTCCGGCAAGCCCTGCCGCTTTCTGCATCAGCACATCATCTTCAGGCTCTTCGTCAGCCTCACGCCGGTTCAGCAGACTGAAATCCAGCGGATGCATATCCGGATCGCTGAAAAACAGGCTGAGCACGGTGTACGTCAGCCCGGAAAAGTGCATATCCAGCAGAACATCATGAAAATAATGGGTACTGTAAAAGCGGTGCCAGTCGGCATACTCCGTGGATGACATCCCGGCAAGCATGGCACGCCAGTCGGGTCGCCCCATCTCACGCGCCAGTTTCAGGGCAAAACTCAGCTCACCGTCGAACACTTTCCCGCAGAAACAGGCTCTGCGGGCCCGGCGTCCTCTGTCTGTTCAGGGGCATTATTCACAACAAACTCATACATACCAGACAGCCGGTACACCACGTTTTCAGCATGAGAAATTGCCTCTGTAGGCCAGGTGGTAAGCACTTCCTGCTCAATCTGTTTAACGGCTTCATTCATGGACGGCATCTGCGTCTTCTGCGGATGGTTATGCCACAGGGACATCGCCACCAGAAACGCGCCGGTTCTGATGGCGTCTTCCACAGTAAACTTCCGGTTGCTGTCTGACTCCGCCTGTTCTGCCTGCCGTTTCATCAGGGCGAGATGCTCAATACGCTGCAGGGCTGACAGTTCAGAAAGCGTGACGGTCACGCCGTTATGTTCAAATGATTCGGTTTTCAGGAACATCGCTGACTCTCCGGATTAACTGTCGGTGACAGTGATTTCTGCAACCGCAGCAAGTTCACCATTACCGGATACAACCGGAATGTTGACCTTACCTGCAGCAACGCCTTTCACGGTGATGGTCATACCACTGACCGACACGGTGGCTTTTGTTTTATCCGCTGACACCGCACGGAAGCTCTTGTCAGTTGCGCCCTCCGGCTGGAATGCCACGGTCAGCGTGGTGCTCTGCCCTTTCACCACCGAGGAGCTGGCAGGCGTCACAGTCATACCGGTTGCCGCCGTCACCGTACTGCGATCTTCTGCCATTGACGGACGGCCCACATTGGTGACCTTCACCGTACGGGTGATCACTTCCTTCGCCGTCACCGCCTTACCGATACTGCTGACCCAGCCACGGAACACATCGACCGTGCCGTTCGGGAAGCGGATTTTATAGGCACGGGTATCACCTTCATTAAACCACGCCAGCAGCGCCTGCTGCCCCTGCTCTCCGGGCATCCACGCCAGCGTGAAGCTGGTATCTCCGGCGGATTTCTGCCCCTGCCCGGTCGCGGTCCAGTCCGCATCTTCATCATCGAGATAACTGTCGTCATAGGACTCAGCGGTCAGTTCGCCGGGCGTCAGGTCTTTAACTTTAGCCAGACGCGACCAGTCAACGTCTGAAAGCGGGTTCGCATAAGGGTCGCCGCTCCCGTTATAAACCCACAGGGTGGTCCCGGCACCTTTCACCGGTATTGCTGGATTTGGTACAGGCATATCGTCCTCACATTTCATAGGTAATGACATAAGTCAGATCGGCAGAACTCCACAGGCCCGCATCATCGTCGCGCCGGTAGTCATAGCCACTGGCCACCATACTGGTGAGCAAATCTGACAGTGCCGGGATATCGCTCATCACCGGATAAATCCGGGACTCCATCCACGAATCCAGCTCTGAATCCGGTACCTGAGCAGGCAGGAAAACTTCGATATGCAGCTCCGCCTGCCAGGTATCGCTGTCCAGCTCTTCGCCCGTGTATTCAGCGCCGGTGAGATAAACGGCAACTGCCGGAAAATCCGCCTCATCAAAAACAGCGGGGCGACCATCAAAAAACGTCGCCCCGGTGTCATGCTTCTCCAGTGCATCCAGTACGGCTGCACGGAGTTCAGTATGTTTCATCGCTTTATTACCATCCTCAGTTGATGCTGCAGCGCATAGCCCAGCTCTTTCGGAAGACGTTCACGCCGGATCCGCTCAATATTTTGTTTAAACGCCGTGGTCAGCGGCACCGCCATCGGGATTTTCACCACATCAATGGGGTAACGGTTTTTCCCGGCCACACGCTGCATGACATGCCACCGGCCATTTTTCAGTTGCTGAATAAACACGCCGGGAATACGACGGTTTCCCACCACAAGCACGCTGCCGCCACCTTTCAGGGCTGAACGCTGCCCCTTTTTACGACGCCTGCGTCGGGACAGGACAATCCGCGCGTTACCCAGCTTGATTACGGGCAAATCCCCCCGGTTAACCTTGATTCTGGCCTGCGGATTTTTGACCGTGGCCCTTTTCAGCCTGGCCCTTTCCTTTACCAGTTTCCGGCGTACCTTTGTCTCACGGGCAACCTGTGACGCCGACTGCGATATCGCGGATGAAGCAACGCGGTTAATGGCCATTGCGGCGGCACCGGGCACCGCCGTTCTGCTGATACGGCTGAGGTTTTCAACGGCCTGCTCAAGACCCTGTATGGCCATACATCCCCCTTTCAGCGACGACGGCTGGCGGCAGGTGGTTGCCCCCGGTTGAGCCAGAGATAACAACTCCCTCCGTCATCCGGAGAAACACGGTCCACCCAGAACATCTCGCCGTTAATGGTCAGCGTGTCACCACGCCGTACAGCACAAACCGTATCCGTAAGCACAAATAATGACGGGTTACTTCCTTCAATACGGATCCCACTACTGGCAAAACCCAGCGACTCCGGATCGTCAAAAACGCCATGAACCTCGCCGCCACGCTGTGCACCGGAGGTGAACTGCGCACTGATGCCCATCACTTCAACAATCGTACTGTCCACCCCGGCAAGGGCGGCATCAAAGGCATTCTGAAAATCACGCATAAACAGCCATTCCACCATCAACGTGTGTTTTTGCATCTGAGGACATAATCAGAATCACCCGACCAACATCCGCAAGCTCAACGGATTCCCCCGTTTCACCATCAACGCCACAGAGATGGAGGCAGGTCAGAACTCTGATGCGCGTTAACGCGCCGGATGTTTCCTCACGAACATCATGAGCCGCGGTTTCCCGCTCCCGGATATCCATATTCATAACCTGTACATCATCGCCGGATGACTGCATTTCCTCTTCCCATTCTGCCACCCGCTGCGCTATCTCTGCGGCACTCCCGGATATATCCGGCTCACGCCCCAGAATCAGGGCCAGTTCATCAAGCCGTTTCAGATTTTGCTCTTTCGTTGCCATATCAGCCCCCTGTGAAAAAAGACACGGGGGCATTTCGCCCCCGCTCACGGATTATTTCACCTGTACCACCACAAACTCATCCGGGTCCGGCAACACCATCAGCGGCGCGGACTGCGTCATGGTAAATTCACGGGCGGGATCCCCTACCGTCAGCCAGTGTTTCGGATAACGGGAAGAGGCCACCACACCTTCGGACAACGCCTGAGCATCCTGAATGGCACCGTAACAACGGATCCCATCTGCAGCAGTATTCCCCAGAACCAGCATGCCATCTGGAAGATAACGTTTTTCGATACCGTCTTCTGCTATATAAGACGTTTTCGCCACCACAATGGCCAGATCGCCGTAATACCCCTTGAAGGACACCACTGCGCCCAGATCTTTCACTGCCGTTTCGAGTTGAGAATTTGAACCGCGACGGGTATCCAGTTTTTCGCGGAACAGCTTAAAACCATTCAGAAGACGCCAGACGGTACCGTCCATAATGGCAATATTCACAAGACCGCTGGCCTGGTCGCAGTAGAGGTCAATATCATGTGTAGGATCGAACGTGTCACGATCCTGTTTTGACCACTCCTTACCACCACCCTGAGTGATGTTATTCTTCGTCGACCTGCCAAAATCGACCTCAATTTTCTCGAACTGGTCTCCTTCCATGGTGTATTTGCCATACAACACAGCATTTACCGCCTGCATTTCTTCCACCTGGACAATCGCGTGCTCTTCCTGTTTGAGGTTATCGGTAATGATACGCAGACGGCGGTAAGCCGGATCATTCAGTTGAGATGGATCTTCACCAGGAAGGCGCTCAACCGCCTGCTGGTAATTAAATTCGTGTTTCGGCTTGACGTAGCCCGGACGCAACACGCGGGTTTCACCACCACGATGACGCAGCACTTTTCCTTCAACAACCGGGGAGACATAGGCCGCCACCGGCGTTTTTCCGGTAATTTTGTCCAGCATCACCTCTTCGGTATGGAAATTCACCGTACGGCGGAAAAACAGCTCCAGAAACAGCGCACGAAATTTAACTTTTTGTTCGGTATAACCGAGTAACTGGCGGGTCGTAAACAATCCCATAAATCAGTTCCTTTCATTCAGAAATCAGTCAGGCCACCGCGGTGGCCTGATAACGTGTTACGGCAGCGCCGCGTGACTCAGGGCACTGCCAGCAAAGGCGTTGGCCTTTTTGTGTTCATCCACACTTTCAGGCCAGTGGATTGCCTCCGTCGCAAAGGTTCCCGACTTGTAATACGTCAGCGCCGTCTCTGTGCCGTCAAGCGGCAGTACCAGTATGCCAACCGCACTACCGGCTTTCTGTCCGTCCCAGACCACCAGTTTCCCGGTGGCTTCATCCAGCATCAGGGGCGTCAGTGCCGGTGTTGGCGAGGAAATCCCGCTGCTGCCTGTGGCGGTATGAGCCGGATCATTACCGGCAAAAATACGTACTTCCGCACGCTGTTCAGTGATGGTTTTCGTCACCATATTGTAAAAACCTCCTATTGATGGTCAGCACTGGCTTCATGGCATGGCCATGAGCATTTTCACGTCCGCATCACCATCTGCTGACGTCTGTGGCACGCCACCCTGTACCGCTGCCGGTGAATGGTTCGCCATGAAATGTTCAAACATGGCGGTTGTAGATGCAGAGACCGGTTCTGCCTTACCTGATCCCGCAGCCAGCACAGCCCGGGCGCTCTCCACAGTCATTCCCGGGCAGGCAGCCAGCTGTTCAGCCTGCACCTCAGCCCCTTTTGCCTCATCCAGTGCCATGATCTGATCACGGAGTGATGGTCCGGCATCCGCCTGCGGTGAAGCAGCCAGGATCGGGCGGGCTTTTTCCACCGTCATCTCCGGCATCGCCGCCAGTGTTGCCGCCAGTTGTTCACGACCGTTCGCTTCTTCACACGCCATAATGCGATCGGCTTCACTCTGCGTGGATGCCACCGGCTGCTGCGGTGCCGCCGCGGCCAGAATCGCCCGGGCCTGTTCAACGCTCATGCCCTGTTGTCCTGCCAGCATCGTGGCAAGCTGTTCACGTCCTTTCGCTTCCTGGCATGTCAGGATCCCCATCACTCGCTGGTTCTCCTGCGCGGCGGCTTCCGTTGCAGTTAATTGCGGCATAGTGCCTCCTCTGACATTACTGTTCAGCGCCGTGGCCATCACACTGATGGCATCCGACGCATTGATTAATTCATCCGCCAGCCCGGCCTCAATGCCGGACTGACCTTCAAAAACGGCGGCCTCTGTTCCCGTGACTGCATCAACAGACAGACCGGTAAACATCGCCACTTTTTCGGCAAACATCCGGCGCGCCGCATCAATCCGCTGCTGCATGTCCTGGCGAACCTCTGCCGGCAACGCTTCAAACTGATTGCCATCCACCTTGTGCGCCCCTGAGTAAATCAGCGTGATATCCACACCGGCCTGCGCCAGATGACCGGCATAGCTGACATGGCTCATCATCACGCCAATGGAACCGATACGGGATGTCTGGGTAACCAGCCGTCGGGAGCAGGCCGACGCCAGCAGCATGGCTGCAGAACAGGCCGTGTCATTGCACAGTGCCCAGACCGGCTTCTGCTGACGGAGGCGGTAAATCATGTCAGCGCAGTCAAACGCGCCGGCGGCCTGCCCGCCCGGACTGTCAATGTCCAGCAGTACGCCCCGCACCTGGCTATCCGCCATTGCCTGCTGAAGACAGGCGACAATACCGTCATAGCCTGTCATTCCGGAAAATGGCCGCATACCACCCAGCCGGTGCACCAGCGTGCCGGTCACCGGCAGTACAGCAATACCGTTCACCACCCTGTAAACACGGGCAGGTCGTTTACCTCCGGCCATGTACTCGTCCGTTTCAGCCAGCATTCCGGGAGCATCAAACTGTACCTGCTGTTGTGGTACCGAAAGACTTGCTGCCCCCATCTCGCGCCCGAGCGCGCAAAAGAAAACCCGCGCATAGGCGGGCTCCAGAAGCAGCGGTTCATTGAATGCTGCGGCAATAATGTGTGAAAGATTACGTCTCACGTGGTGTTGTCTCCTCTTCCGGCCTGCGACTCTCCGCTATCTGCTGCTGATACGCCTGCGCTATCCACACCGGACGTGAGAGTCCGGCTTTTTGCCGCTCAGCAGATTCCCTGACCTGCTGGCGGAAAATGTCCTGATAATCCTCGCCCATCAGCGCCAGCTCTTTCTCATACGTGCTCAGTCCGGCCTCAATGCGCATCACTGATTCCTGGACTTCCTTGAGCCCGTCAATGGCCATTCTTCCGGCACCAATCCACTCTGCCCGTGACCAGGCTGATCGCGCCTGATAAAAATCAAAACGTGCCCGTGGCGGACGAATAATCCCCCGAAGAAGTGCCTCTTCCAGCCAGCAGGAAAACATCTGCGTGGCCAGCCGGGCCGCAATAAATTTTCGCCGCCCCATAAAATAGCGCCACGACTCATTGGCGGAGGCGCGGGCACTTGAGTAACTGACCTTCGAGTAATCACGGGACAACTGTTCGTAGGAAACGCCAAGACCGGCGGCGATATACCGCAGCAGCGCCTGTTCAAGCGCAGAAAATCCATTGTCTGAATCCTGCGCAGTCTGTAGTTTCAGATCATCACCAGGGAAAAGGTGCGGAATTTTGACACCGCCCAGTGTCACGTTATTCGTGTCATACCAGCTGGAGAACTTCTCCAGAATATTAATAAGCGGATTATCCTTCTGCTCCTGTGGCGCGCCGGCGATATATTCAAAGGCCTTTTCGGTATCAAGTTCACTTTCAATCGTCGCTGCATACATCGCCTTCACTATGGCCGACTGAAGCTGTGTTGCCTGCAGGGAATCGAGCATCTTCAGCCGTTCCATGACGCTGTAAAACTGATTAGCCCCACGGGTCTGCCCGTCCTCCACCGGCTCGAAAATATGCAGCATGGCCGGACGCCCGGTGGGAAGTTCACGCGGGATCCGTTCCCATCGTCCACTACCAGAGAACGGAAAATCATCCTCACAGATATGGTACGCGACGGCACGGCCATATCGATCGACCTCCACACCGGCCCGCAGAAAACGGTTCCCCATACCGTGTCCAGGCGTGTCCACCCGTTTCGGACTCACGGCTTTAAAACGCGTACGGAATAACTGCGTGGTTTCCGTATCCCAGACCGGCTGCACAAAGATTTCGCCGTTAAACGCATGAACGCCCACACCTTCACGGATAAATTCCGTGAACGTGCGTTTTCCTTCCACGTCGATCTCGCCAAACATCCCTTCGGCGTATTCCGACCAGGCCGCCTCCACCTCATCGACAAAGCTTTTTGCTGCGGTCTCCCGCATCCCCAGCCAGCGCCAGTTCGGACGGTAGCTGATCAGAAACATATGCCCGACAATGTGATCCTTATGCAGAGCCACCGCATTAGCCGCTATTCCGTTATTGCGCACCAGATCATCTGCCCGGGCATTCCCCAGACGCAACGCGGGCAGCAGGGCCGCATCGGCACTCTGCGCCGGTGGCAACCACTCAGCCATTTGCCCGCCAAATCCTGCACCGCCCCCGTTGTAGCTGAGACTCTCACGAAGCGGAACGCCGTTCACATCAATCAGGACAGGCGTTCGTTTCATAACCTCACTCCCAGCGGACGACGGCGACGCCGGGTTGTCCCCAGTACCGACTCCGCATCATTGATCGCCCGGTTAAGCTCATCCAGAGAAGCCGCCGTATATTCAATTCTGCGACCATCTTTCTGGACAGACACCACCCGTTTACCGGTTAATAAATCAAGGCGCGCCTGACGCAGCGCCTGCAGTTCAGCGACTGTAACCATTCACTCCTCCGGACAGCTTCGCTGCCAGTTCTTTAAGGGTTGGCCGGGTCGTCTCTTCTTCCCGGGATTTTGCCAGTACAGCCAGATCAAGCTGCCAGCGTTGCACGGACACACGTAATGCCGCGTAGGCATACACCAGGCAGTCCAGCGCTTCGTTACGCCGCTTTTTGTTATCCCACAGCAGACGCATCTTTCCTTTTTCCCACTTCTCCACAAGCTCTTCCGCGACCAGTTGCTGCGCCTCTGTCTGCGAAAAAATCTCCGGATCATCAGGAAAACGGATGGCATACGACGTGGCTTCATCCACAGGCGTGGGATCGGCTTTCATACGGGCATAGAGAATTTCTTTTGCGGTGTCCGTCCCCACTTCACACAGATACACGCCCCGCTGATTGCGGGTTTTTGGCATGGTGATCACCGGCTTGCCATAGACAGATGCGCCTTTTATCGGCAGCACCCGGAAAACACCATGTTTTTTTGACCTCTGATAAACGATTTCGCCATCGATCCCCCCGATGTCCCAGCAGACACGAGAAATAGTCATTTCGGTTCCGTCTGCATGGCGGTATTTTTTGTTGATCGCCGCATCCACACGTAACAGCGTCTCTTCCTCATCGGGACGCCCCATAATGATGATTTTATCCACCAGAAAGGCTTCCTCTCCCGGAGCCCATCCCCAGACATACATCTCAAAACGGTTTCGCTGCGAGTCAATGCCCGCCGTCAGATAAACCACCCGGGCAGGCACCGCCGCCGTGTAACGCACAACCTTATCCATCAGTACCTGGTGATCGAGTTTTTCGCCCACGGCCTCTTCCCAGGTCTCGCCCAGCGTGGTGTTCACAAAGGTTTTCAGGCCGTTGGGATCTTTCAGTGCATCCAGCCAGTCATAGACAATCTGTACCCATGTGGTGAACGGACTGTACGCCGTCCAGATATGGAAAGTGATGGAGCGCGGCGGCGGAATTTCATCACCCCGGGCGCTGAAAAACATCAGGCCGTCACGGGTCCACATGCCCGTGTTTTCACAGATCCACCGCCCGTTACTCTGGTCAAGCTCAGACTGATGGATCACACAGCCATGATGCTCACAAAGGTAGAAAACACTTTCTGGCTTATTCTTCTCCCACTTAAGACCGAAAGGCGAGGCATCATCGCCAAATTTCAGATACTGCTCCTCCCCACAGTGCGGACAGGGCACATAAAAACGCATGAAGTGTGCCGACTCGTTAGCGGCTTTTTCGATCTGGCAGGAGCCTTTGATTTTAGGCGTCGAGCCGCGAATGGATTTTGGCCATACAGAGCCCTCAATACGTTTATCCCCCAGCAGGGTTGGCGAACCCTCTTTTTCAACATCCGGTTCGAACGAGGAAAGCTCGTCATAACAGACCACATCCACGGATTTTTCACGGTAGTTTTTTGCTGCCGCACCACCCAGACACCAGAACCCCACACCGGAGGAAAAACGCTTCAGGGTGAGCGTATTATCGCGGTGTTTTCTTCCGAACCATGGAGCCAGCTCCAGCAATGCAGGAACATCCCTTATCGTTGGCTCAACATGAGATTTCATAAAATCTTCAGCAGCTGAGTCCGTGGGCTGAAAAAGAAGGCTGTTGCGTGATTTATGCTCAATAAAATAAGCCTCCACTCCCAGCAACATCTTTGTATAACCAACACGGGCAGATTTAATCAGGTTAACCGTGCGAATCAGATCGTTGCCCATACAGTTCATGATGCCAACCTGAAACGGCAGTGTTTCCCACCGCCCCGGGGTATAAGACGACTCTTTAGGAAGGTAATAATGTTTATTGGCCCACTGAACTGTCGTCAGTGGAACAGGAATAATGAGAGATAAAAGCCCTGTAGCTATCGCACCGGCTGCATTAGCTGCCTTCTGCGCGTCTGAAATCATCGATCCACCCGCCCACGTTTTCACCGGCCTTAGCTGCAACATTGGAGGCTTTCGCGATTTCAGTTTTCACCACATCAAGGTGTGATGGTGAAATGTCCGGATATTTACGCTGTAATGTCAACGGCACACGCACAAGTATCCCCGAAATCTCCTGTGCCACACGTTGCAGAATGAAGGTAAACAGTTCAGTTTCCAGCACTACTCCGTCTTCACGGGCATTTTTCAGTTCCTGCGCATCTGCCTGCGCTTTTGTGAGCCTGTAGCGTTCATAGTCAATGGTGCCGGGTTGTAAATCTGACTCCGCTGCCGCACGCAAATCGTCCAGTTCTTTGCGGAGCTTTTCGTTTTCGATATCAGTTTCCCTCTGCGCATACCACTGAATTGCCATGGCAGTATCAAATACAGATTCAATGCCCTTACTACCTTTGGAGGCGCAAGGGAGTCCCTGAGACTGCCAGCGTTCAATCGTCCGCGGGTCCACGTTGAAAATTTCGGCAAGCCTCTTTTTATTAACCTTCATGAAAACAACCCATTATCAAATACAAGGCCCGACATGAAAACGCCAGAAAAAGGCATTTTCGGACACTTTCATGTCGGACCTTTACGGATGAAATATTAAAAAAAACAAAAAGTTATATTCGAGAAGTACCGACACGATTTTCCCTGAAAAATTTTCATAAATAGTGAAAAACCGCGAGGTCGCCGCCCCGTAACCTGTCGGATCGCCGGAAAGGACCCGTTGGCCGTTCTGGTCTACTTCGTAATGGGATTTAATAGCTGAACGACAAAAGTCTTGCGACCACAGTCACACATACCTGAATACACGTCCTGTTTCTTCCACCCCAGCACAGGACTGGCGAGCATGAGGGCCCCCCCCCGCGAACCATAAACGCGGTAAAAACCCGGTGTGCATCGTTTTTGATTATTCCCGCACACTCACGCAGAAGGAATTCCCTGTCGGGCTACAGTCTCTGTTAATACGGGAATACGGCGACGATACAGCGCATGATGTGTCAGGCTTAAATACCTTTATCCGTTAAAAGGGATATCAGTTAAGTTATCCCGTGTAGGGTATAAACCATTATCAAAGCCACTCTGTAGGGAGTGGCTTTTGTAATGGCAATAAAAAGCCCCGCGAATGCGAGGCTAAATCCTGGTATTTGTAATGACTGGCTCTTATCTCAACGCAGCCCCTTACCGCGCGCAAGATGCTCAATATCAAGCATCAGCAATGAGATATTTAATCTGGATTCACTCCAGAAGTGATCACCACCCTGTCTACAGAGCCAGATGTGAAAGATGATGAGTAAAATTATCGCTATCATCGAAGGCATTGCGTCCAGATGTATTCCTGAAGCGTTCTCAGTGCTGTTTGGTCGCTGATGATTCCGTCCCGGATACCGAGAACGTTTCGTCCAGCAACTGGAGAGAGTTCGACGGTGGCATCATTGCCCATGCCGGAGGCGCTGGAGGCTTCGGCTGAGGTTGGCACAGGACATTTTCCTTTGACGAACACCCGGCCACCATTATCAAGCTTGCGCCAAAGAGCATCATTTTCAGCTTTCGCATCAGCTAACTCCTTCGTGTATTTTGCATCGAGCGCAGCAACATCACGCTGACGCATCTGCATGTCAGTAATTGCCGCGTTCGCCAGCTTCAGTTCTCTGGCATTTTTGTCGCGCTGGGCTTTGTAGGTAATGGCGTTATCACGGTAATGATTAACAGCCCATGACAGGCAGACGATGATGCAGATAACCAGAGCGGAGATAATCGCGGTGACTCTGCTCATACCTCAATCTCTCTGACCGTTCCGCCAGCCTCTTTGAATTTTGCAATCAGGCTGTCAGCCTTATGCTCGAACTGGCCATAACCAGCGCCCGGCAGTGAAGCCCAGATATTGCTGCAACGGTCGATTGCCTGACGGATGTCACCGCGATCAATCATCGGTAAAGCGCCACGCTCCTTAATCTGCTGCAGTGCAACAGCGTCCTGGCTTTTTGGAGAGAAGTCTTTCAGGCCAAGCTGCTTACGATAGGCATCCCACCAACGGGAAAGAAGCTGGTAACGTCCGGCTGCTGTTGATTTGAGTTTGGGGTTTAGCGTGACAAGTTTGCGAGGGTGATCGGAGTAATCCGTGAATAACTCACCACCTACAATAACGTCGTAGCCGTGATTGCGGGTTGGCTGTCGCCCGTTATCCGTTCCTTCTGACCACGCCAACATATCGAGGAAAGCTTTACGCTGGGAATTTAGTACCTGCATAAATTACTCCTTAGAGCCACCGAACTTGTTACCGATTACTCGCATTGCAGCCCCACGAATAGCATCGACCCCGATCAGCCCCACCCCACCACCAATGGCAACAGAAAGCGATTTAGGCCATCCGACATACTCAAGCGCGGATGCAAAGGTCAACGTCAGAGCGCCACATAGCAAAATCTCGAGCGTTTTTCGCTTCCAGCCACCACCACCACCAAAATAGGCGATGCGCAAACCAGCCATAACAATCGACATAATCACTGCGCCCAGCGGCGTATCTCCACGCCACCAGCTCTGGAACAACTCCAGCCAGTCCGGCCAGGTATTTGGGTTATGAGGCATTTCGTCATCTCTCACCTCGCGATTATTTGCGGGTGCTGTGTTGGAAATAAAAAGGCCACCTGACGTGGCCACCAGATTATTTCCCCACCAGCTCGTTTATCTCTTTCACTGTCTGGTTAAACCGCTCTGACTCAAGCTCAACACCTAAGGCCCGACGCCCCAGCGCCGTTGCTGCTTTTATTGTGGAACCGGATCCCATAAAGAAATCAGCAACCAGATCGCCGGGTCGACTACTGGCATTGATTATTTGCCTGAGCATATCCGCCGGTTTCTCACACGGATGTTTACCCGGGTAGAACTGAACGGGTTTATGCATCCAGACATCGGTATAAGGCACGGAGACTGATACGGAGAAATAGCGCCGGAGAGATTTAAACTCATCCAGCAATTCAGAATATTTGCGATTCAGTGAATCATAAGATGCCACCAACTGGTGGTGTGGTTGTTCCAGTTGTTGTTCCTGAAACTTCTCTGCCGCTATACGGGAAAACAGTGCCTGTAACTTCCGGTAGTCAGCCTCATTCGGCAACTGCCACTGACTGGCACCAAACCAGTGGGAAACCATATTTTTCTTACCTGTGGCTTCGGCAATTTGTTTTGCCGTTATACCCAGTTCGGCACGAGCATCCCTGAAATACGATATCAGCGGTGCCATTATGTGCTGTTTGAGTTCCCTTTCTTTTGCCACATAGCCGTCACTTTTGCCGCGATATGGCCCCCGGTAATGTTCAGCAAACAGAACGCGCTCTGTGGCAGGAAAATATGCGCGCAGACTTTCTTTATTACACCCATTCCAACGTCCGGACGGCTTCGCCCAGATGATATGGTTAAGCACGTTGAAACGTTCACGCATCATGATCTCAATATCAGATGCCAGGCGATGCCCACAGAACAGGTAAAGGCTTCCGGCAGGTTTCAACACCCGCCAGAACTGGGCCAGACAGTGGTCCAGCCACTTAAGGTAATCTTCGTCCCCTTTCCACTGATTGTCCCAACCGTTAGGTTTCACCTTGAAGTAAGGCGGATCGGTAACAATCAGGTCAATGGAATCATCAGGCAGGGACTGAATAAAATGCAGGCAATCAGCGTTGATTAAATCAACACTGTTTATTTTTACAGTATTTTTCATGGATCAGTAAGCGTAACTCTGGTAGGCTCACTCTGCTTTTGCGCTAAAGCAGTGGGCCGTGGTTCGCTTGTGACCAGTAAGCATGAGCGAATGGCTGGCAGGTGCTACCAACACCCACCAGCCGCCCATTTTCACAAATTAAAAGCCCTTCATTGCTGAAGGCGTCTGTAACAGCCGAACTGGTAATCTGCCAGCCCCGCCATAACCAGCTGGGTCAGTATTAACTGACAGCGTTCGCGTGAAAGGTATGTGTTTTGTGCTATCTCCCCGACTGTTGCCGGTTTGCCGTTTAATTCATTAAAAACAACTTTCGCCGTTTCTGTCATATCTTGCTGTTTTAGCATGTCTTTTTACCTTCATGGTTAACATGACATACCAATAACTCTTGTCTAAAAAGCCAGCAAGATAAAAAGTCAGTATTCACGACCACCAGCGTGTTTACCGTACTGCACCAATGTTTAATTTATAAAAAAACCGCGAGAACGCGGTAAGTATTGTTAAAAAAAAACAGTAATTTCACTCAACTTATTTAATACATTCTTTTGCTTGCGCATAATAAATTTTATGAGTATTAGCAAGCTTAACGAAGTTATACTTAACTGCCCCTAACAGGGTTCCAACTCTTGTATGCCCTTCCATTAAATGAAGCCCTGTTGTATTACTTTTCAGCAAAGCTCGATCTATAAAAAATGGAGGTTCACACCATGTGCCAAAATTACACCAATGCGCTTTTATTTCATCATCCATAAATACATCGCCTTTACGGGTTGTGAAATCTTCAACGACCTCATGCAAAAAATCAGGGTAAGTAGCATTATCCCCGATAGTTAAAAAATTTTTAGTGGGAAGTTCAATCAATTTCCATTCGATTTGGTCAATATTAAGATCCCCATAAAGCTCCTGAAATCTGTCATAACCTGCCAATCCATAATAAATCTCCTGAATTACAGGAGTGGGGGCGGCGATAGAATATTGCTCACGAAGTATTCTTTCAGCCTCAGGAGCTTTAAATATGGGTCTTTCTGAGAAAATAGGCAAAAGATCTCGGTATAACATCCATATCCCCGTGTAAGAAAAAATAATTTAACCCGCTCGGCGGCGGGTTCTTGGACTCATCAACGGTAGACATACAAAGCCCATCGTTGGGAAAATCTTATCCATATTTTTTGAGAAATGCAAGCATCATGTCGCCATCTTCGGTGAAAATCACTTATCTCGTCACCTTTCTCAATTGTGCTTCAGCGAATGCTTCTTCCTGCCAGCACTTTGTTACCAGTTTATCAATGACGTCTGCATATCCTTTGTACCACTGATAATCAGTCAGGTCTGGTACCAGCTTCTGGACATGACGTCGTGCCAGTGTGGTCGGTAAACGACTAAACCGGTTTCCATTGCAACGCCCACAAATCTTATAAACAGGCGCGCCATGAAGCCGGGTTCTTTTTTCATCCAGGACAATGCCTTTACCCTTACACCCTCTGCAAGCCGTGCTGACTTCTCCCTTACCATGGCAATGCTGACATAATTCCTTCACCCACTCTTCCTTGATAACAGATTCCCCGCTTCTGGAGTGTTTCACCACTTCGCGCAATACACTATGAAATCCAGTACCAGCACAATGCTCACAGCGAGCCTTACTTGCCGCAGACCTGGAATAATCAGCAAAGGCAAAACTCACAAGGTAAGGGATGATCTGTAACCGGGTTTCTTCACTCAATTTGTTCAATGTCGGGTTATCCATTGCCATCGCGTAATTGAGCAGACCTTCAATCGCAAACTGAGGATCCTGAACACCAACTTTTGCCAGGAATAAGGCAAACCCAAGCGGTGCTTTCGACTGCACCATCCCCTGCGCAGCCATCACATCCGTAATCGTTAAACCACCTGAGCCTGTCGCCGGTGCGTCATCGCTCAATTTTGGAGATTTTGGGGAGTAATATTTTGGTAAGGCTTCAAGGTTCATGCTCGTTCTCCACTTACGCCAGTACGCCTATTGCCAGCGCATGATCGATAAAACGAAATATCAGCTCCAGCTGGGAGCCATACATCTCTTCAAATGCCACGGTATCCGCATGCAGCTCGTCGTGATGCTTTCTGCACAAAGGCAACACAAAAAGGTCATGCGCTTTTGTTCCCATTCCACCCTGACCGTGGCCTATCAGGTGGTGGGGATCATCAGCGGGCTTTCCACAACATGCACACGGCTGTGTCTTAACCCAGCGCGTGTACTTTTCATTAACCCAGCGGCGACGTTTTGGGCGTAACATAAAAGACTCCGGCGACTCCGGATCCACTTTCAGCGCCAGCACCTTTTTCGCTTTATCCTGGATGATGCTGGTGGCAGGAACCGAAGGCACAAGGTCACTTTCCCGGGTGACAGACGGCACAACAGGCTTCGGTAATCTCAGTGCCTTACGGGCTGCACTTTCCGGTAAGGCATCCGCCAGGTCATTACGAACCAGCCACCAGCACAGTTCCGGCATTGTCACAACGTGACTATCATCAAAACCGAGATCCCGACGCACGACAGACAACACCCAGCGGGCACAGTTATCCGTTGCCATTGATTCCAGCCGTTCCGTGAATTGATCGCGCAGCTGGTTATCGCAGTGCCAGCACAGACGGATTGCGCCCGGAGCATGTCGCATTGTGGTCATGTTCTCGCTGTGCCAGTCGGAATGAGGCCACTGACAGCCTTTTTCACGAAGTAACCAGCTTTCAAGACATTCCACACCACCAGCACGACGGATCACTGCCTCATTACGGAACACGGCCCGAACGGCAGGATCATCCGCCAGTGGTTGTGATGCCGCCGGAACGGCACCACTGGCAAAAGATGAATAACGTTCCGGCTCAGGCTCCAGCAGGACACGCCCCTGCATAAACAGGGGCATCAGCTCTGAACCAGGCCTGAACAATACGATCCCCATACGCGGGGCAATTTCAGGGGTCAGTAGTGCTCTCACGATCACCTCAATGAACGGTATCGAGCAGCTTTAACAGCTCAGGGAATCGGGATTCGAAGAAATGCGGCTGCGTCTCGCGCGGATTTGCGGGACTGGTGATGTTCTTGCCGAACATGCAACCTTTCGCTGTCAGCGACCAGAATCTTTTGATGTTGTTAATCGCGGTACGGCTGTATCGTTCGCGCTGCTCGACGATCCCCAGTTTCACCATCTGGTGATATGCCTGATTAGCCGTCAGGCGTATACCATACTGTTTCAGCAGTGCGCTCAGTGACAGTGTCGGGCGACTTGAGCCATCGTGTGCATCAGCAGGAGCATCAATGGCATAGCGCGGTGCCAGATTCGGTAAGCCAACAGCCTCCTGGAGTTTCTGACAGGCACCAAGCACTGAAGAGTTAGACAGGTTTAACTCCCGGCGCATAAAGTCCAGCAGGATCACGCCAGCCTGCATCTTGTCAGCAGCCTGTCCGGATAATTTTTCCGGTGCGCTGGTTACCATATCGAAAGTACGGATCACCTTCAGATGGAATGACGGGCTGATCCACATTGCATAGGCATACACCAGTTCCTTGCAGACATACGTTCCCCGTTCATTTCCCCCATGAATCACACTCACCGGGTCAACACCCAAATTCTGGGTGTTGGTCAATTCATGAACAAGCTCAACAGTTTGTTGGCTGGAAAGAAACTTTCCCGGCTCCTTGGTTCTGGCATTTGCACCAGATGCTACTGCTGCGCGATGCAGATCGTTCAGGCTGTAACGTCCATAAGCATCACGACGAACTTCAATACCATCAATGACCATCAGATTATTCATACTTCGTTTCTCCTCTTAATCAGGCGGCTGCACCCGCCGTTTTCTCGTACTTACTGATAGTGATCTCGACCTTCCCTTCCGGGATAACCGGTCCCCACTCCACCAGCATTCTTTTCACCTGACTGTCGTCTTCCCACACACCCGCATGGGTCAGGGCGTCAAACAGCGCCTTGTTATAGTTGTCCAGATCGCGGATCCGGTTATCCGGAGGAAACAACACGATCTCCACTGAAGCAGGTGCCGACGTTGGTTTTGGCAGACGACGTAACTGCTCAACTATTGCTGCACACGCCGCGCTCTGGAATTTTCGCCCCGCCGCGCTTATCAGGCTCTTACCAGCAAACGCCCCTTTGTTGGGGTGTCGCCAGTACGTGTTCACGCTGGGCGGAAAAGGCAGAATCAGCTTCATACTTTCAGCTCCCTCTCATGTAACCAGTGGGCTGCACGCAGCCTGGCGTTTTCCTCACCGGCAAGCAGTGCGCGGATAATCCCGACCGCCTCGCTGTCGTCGTCCTTCACCGCGGTATGAAGCGTTATCCCCCGGGCCACGCCACGCTTTATCGTGATGACGCCTTTTTTCTCCAGTGCGCGAAGATGCTCCACCGCTGCATTCACTGAACGGTATCCCAGCATGGTTGCCACCTCCTGATTGGTTGGCGGGAAGCCACGTTCTTGCTGGTAAGAAATCAGCATATCCAGCACCTGCTGCTGGCATTGAGTTAACGTCGTCATGCCGCCATCTCCCTGACCAGTTTTTCCGCCTGCTGGCGAACCTGCGCCAGAAACGCCTCGCCACATGCCTCAAGTTCATCGCGCCCGATGTAGCTGATTGCCGGTCCCTTCCAGGTCTTGTCGAAAACAGCAATAGCACCAGCGAAGAAAGCGCCTGTCGGCACCTGCTTCTCATCCTTCGGGATAAACCAGGCAGGAAGTTCAAAACCAATACGCCCGCGAATAAAAGCAATATGGTCTGCGTCTTCCGGCCACCACACTTCGCTGGTGGCAGCTTTGATCAGGAAAACATAGCGCCCGCCTTTATCACGCATGGCACTGGCATGCTTCATGATGTAACGCATGCCGGTGATGTATTGCCCCTCATGCTGACTGGCGCGGCTGTATGGGGGATTACCAAAGGCAGCACCTTTAAGCTCCGCAAGACGTTCTGACCAGTCATGCGCCAGCGCGTTGTCTTCCGCCGTGTAATACGCGGCACATTTGGCGTTATCACCGTCAGTGAACAGATCCAGAACAAACGGGCCAAACAGGGTGTTAATTCCCCAGAAAATGTTATCCGGCGTGCGCCACTGATCGCCCACTTCCTTCAGTTCATGGGCTGGTTTGTTCCGCAGCTCCACCAGCGCCTGGCAATATTTATTACTCATTAAGCCCCCACGTAATTCCCTGACAGATACCACTCTTCACCTGATGCAGCGCGCTTGCTGCTTTTCCGTAAGCACCGCTCACGACGCGCCAGAAAATTGTTTCGTTCTGGCTGGGAGTGGCTTTCACGGAATGCCGCCATCCACACCGTTGCAGCACGACGGTATAAGCCCCTGGACTCCAGTTCTTCCGCCTGGCGGGTCAGGCACAAAATCACCCGGGGATCGTTAGTGCCGACATAGAAATTGCGCACAGGTCTGGTTTCACGAACTGGTTGTGGTTCCGGCTCCTGCGCTCTCTCAGTCAGGCGTGGGAAATGTCTGCGTGTATCTCCTTCACAACGGTGAGCCACACGCCCACTCTGACGTAACTTGCTTGCTGACTGCAGAAAGCGCTGCCGTGAGTAACCTGCAAAAGCATCCGCAATGTCTCCGGAAGTACAGCCCGGATGGGCTTCAATGAATTTCTGAACTTCATTCAAAAGACTCATGATCACCCCCTGAATCCTGCCGGGATCTGGCTGTAGTCCACGTTGTCGTAACTGGCTTTGAAGTACGGGTCCTCGCGTCTGGCTGCAGATACCGCAGGAACTTCCCAGGATTCTTCGAAATGACGATCCGGACCAAAGAACGTGACAGCCTGTTTCACAAATTGTGTGCCGCTGTTACCCATCGCAGATACCCAGCCCGCGTAGCGTTTCACACCTTCCAGCATGGTTTCGGGGTTTACCCCCTCATTCAAACGGGCTTTCCAGGCTTTGAAGGCTGCAGATTTTGAATTGCCACCAGCACGTTTGGGATATGCCAGCCATGCCTGCTCAAACTCCGGAGAGTATTCCGGTCGGTTTGAACTAACTCGCACAGACTCATCAGCAGATTCACCAACAGCTATTGGTTCATTGACTGGTTCTTTGACTGGTTCTTTGACTGGTTCTTTGACTGGTTCAAAAGAGTGACTGGTTCTGGGTGAATCTCCTGCACTACCCCCTAGTGCAACTCCTGCACTACCTAGTGAATTTGCTGCACCAGATAGTGAATTATTTGCACTACCCCCTAGTGAATCTCCTGCACCATCCAGATGAAGGAGATAGATATTACTTGAGTTACCTTTTTCACCTTTCCGGGTGACTTTTTTTACCAGCCCAGACTCACAGAGGGCCGCAATATGATTCATCACAGAACGTTTGCTAATCTCGCACTGATCAGCGATATGCTGATAGCTGGGCCAGCACTCACCCTGATCGCTGGCATTATCAGCCAGCTTGATCAGAACCAGTTTTCGCAATGGATTACCCACTCGAATTTTCATCGCTTTAACCATCAGCTCCATACTCATGCTGCACCTCCGAGATGCTTCATGTTTTTTCCGGAGCGAAAGGTTATAAGCGGCATACTGACGCGGTAATTACGGCCCAGCGGTTCACAAATCACCTTCTGACATTCACGGTCAACCAGGCTAACACGTAGAACATGCCCTGCAGGCGTGGTGTACCACTGCCCAACTGTAGGAATTGATGTTTTTTTACGCTGAAATAAACGGTAAATGTTGAGGATCAACGGATTAAGCATGACGATGCCCTCCGCTGATATTCAGGAGACGGTGAATATGAAAATTAGCCTTATCCGCCAGACGAATACGTTCAGCCTGCAAGTTAAGAAGGGTTTCTACCAGAACCTGATGCGCCTGCGGATCCGAAAGAGTTACCTTGCGCAGAGCACGTAGTGCAGTTGTTACATAACTGAGTTTATGTAAGTCTTCATCATTCAGACGAGTGAGGGCTGGGACAGTAGCCATGATGGCAGCCTCCGTATGCAATGGATAACTTCCACCACCGGAAACGCCAATTTCGCTGGTGGTGAACTGAGCAGGGTTGGCGTAACCGGCGCATACGGAAACCGGCGCACCTTTCGGTGCCCCCACCCAGCCCACCATAATTTGGGTATAGCTGAGTTGTAGCAACAAAAAAGACGCTAACGCGCCAATTGTCGCCGTATGCAATTCCAGGACGCCAATCCCGGCACCCGCTTTATAAGGTGCCTGAACAGTGTAACGTCCCGGAATGGCAGAATCAATGTGCTGGTGGTCCTTCACACTCAACAAAATCACGCCTGAATTTCCACAAAGGACTAAAGCACTCATGCGGGTAGTCTTTGCGAAGATAGATAACGCGCTGTGTTTCTGGCTCCCAACGAATAACATGGACATAAAGCCCTCTTCCGTCACGAAACCAGCGGTTAAGTTCCTGCACAACTCGCCCCCCACAGTCAGGTAAAGTTCTCTGTGGTTACTTACAGCCAGGTGATTTGGTAATCTGCATTCATGCCGTAACAACAGGTGTTCAGCGACACTGACCACCAGCTGTTGCGACAAACGGTTATTTGCCGTTAAACTGTTCATGCGTTAGTTTCTCCACAGACACAAAACGCCACGACGCCCGGAGCTGCACACTCGCGGGCGTCACTCTTTTCTGGAGCGCAAAAGATTTTGTAGACCAGTGCTGCATGCTCCTGGAGCTTCGAAATTGACAGATACAACTCATCATTAATTGCTGTCTGCTCGTGTGGCTCCACTACCCCATCTTCGATTGCCGAACGAATCTGCTTTGAGTAACTCCCGATCTGTTCGATGACTTCCAGCAGGCGCTGGTTTATATCGGCGTTCTCTACTTCCTCAATTTCAGGAAGCGATACAAACACCCCACCAGCAGACTGTGCGACAGCATCCGCAATGTAGTGAGTGCCAGCCGCGCGCTGTAAAATCATTGCCCATCCCAGCGGGAAAATCTGATCGCCATCTGCACGAAGGCGGTTGAATAAAGCGTTCTCTGTTACATCCAGCCACTCAGCAGCTTCAGCGTAACCCCCCGGCAACGCCGCGATAGTTTTTCTGACAGCTTTCACGTACCACTCAGGCTGTTTTTCTACTTTCCAGTGATGCTTACCCACGGTTAGCCTCATCGTTCTGTGGTTAAAAATTGAAGGTGTTCTGTTAATCTTTCGGATAGATATCCGGTCTTAAGTCAGATTTCGTAATTGCACCTGACGTGCATTGCTCAAGTTTTTTAGCCAGCACAAAACTGGCTTTTTTATAACCATTGAAAACCAGCCGTAAGTAGCCTGGTGTTGAGCCAACTTTTCCGGCCAACTCGCCCTGCTGTTCTTTGGTTAAAGAGTCCCAATACGCTTTCATACAATATGTACCTCCAATATACATATTACATGATTGAGATGAACCTTCAAGATACTTGTACCCTATCGGTACAAAGGTTTTAATTTCGTTATGAAAACAGTCCATGACATCCGGCGGTCTAACGCCAGAAAACTGAGAGATGGTGTTGGCGGGAATTCTTCCTTTGCCACCATGATTGATCGCGAGCCAACCCAGACCAGCAGGTTTATGGGAGATGGTGCTACTAAAAATATCGGTGACAGCATGGCACGGCACATCGAAAAATGTTTCGACCTGCCTGTCGGATGGCTTGATCAAGAACACCAGACAACAAACATCACAAAAAAACCTGATGTTTCAATTACTAACAAACAAATAACGTTAGTCCCCGTCATATCATGGGTACAGGCCGGAGCATGGAAAGAAGTTGGCTATTCTGAGGTTGATTTGAGCACAGCAGAAACTTATCCCTGCCCTGTACCCTGTGGCGAAATGACTTATATCTTGCGGGTGATTGGTGATTCAATGATTGATGAGTACCGCCCGGGAGACATGATTTTTGTAGATCCTGAAGTCCCTGCCTGCCACGGTGACGACGTTATTGCATTGATGCACGATTCAGGCGAAACCACCTTCAAGCGGTTGATAGAAGATGGAACACAGCGTTATCTCAAAGCATTAAACCCAAACTGGCCTGAGCCTTACATTAAGATTAACGGTAATTGCTCTATAATTGGTACAGTGATTTTCTCTGGAAAACCAAGAAGATACACAATAAAGGCCTAATCAATATTTATGAACCTGCTTCGGCAGGTTTTTTTATGCTTGACAATGTACCCATGAGATACATAATGTATCTAAAAGAAACATAACACAGGCAAGATTAAAACAAAATTTGGTTGTAACACGGCGTATGGCACATGCGTCGTTAGCGGTCTGGTGACGTTAAAGGGGACAATCCACTCCTTGCTCGGGCAAACAAACCAGGTAGCCGGAATGTGCAAGTCAATGATGATGCTGATAAGACGCCTAACCAGCGTGGCGATTCGGTTTGACGCCTGGGAAGAGACCAGGGTGCAACGATGAGGGCATTTATGGAACCGCGACAAAGTGTGGTGCCGTAACTGGCTAAGTGCTCTCAGCGTTGTGGTAATCCGCGAAATGGCGCGGCGGTAAGTATGGCGGGGTTACTCTTTCCCCGTTGAGGACACCGGATTGTCAGGTTGACCATACGCCTGAGTGACAACCCCACCACAACAGCCACTGCTTTGGCGGTACCAGTTTGTACACTTGCTTCCGGCTGGTACCGCTCTTTTTACAAAACAGAGAAGAGCATCACCGGACGACGGGCTCATAACCCAATCCATCCGGGCGGCTGCCACCGCAGGTGTTCTTCTCTGTTTTGTGGAGAAACCAACCGACCTTACAGGGTCGATATGATGAGGAGCAGCAAAATGGCTAGCGAACGCAGTACTGATGTGCAGGCATTTATCGGGGAGCTGGACGGCGGCGTATTTGAAACCAAAATCGGCGCTGTTCTCAGTGAAGTCGCTTCCGGTGTGATGAACACGAAAACCAAAGGTAAGGTCTCGCTCAACCTGGAAATCGAACCGTTTGATGAGAACCGTGTGAAAATCAAACACAAACTCTCATATGTTCGCCCGACTAACCGCGGGAAAATTTCCGAAGAAGACACCACCGAAACGCCGATGTATGTCAATCGCGGTGGTCGCCTGACTATTCTGCAGGAAGACCAGGGACAATTACTGACTCTTGCCGGTGAACCTGACGGAAAACTCCGCGCAGCAGGTCGTTAATATCGTTCTTAATTAACCGATTATTTATCTCATCACTGAATATCTTTATATAGTGAGGACTTATTATGTCTCAGAACTTAGACGCAACCGCAATTAATCAAATCCATGCCCTTATTTCTGCTCAGGGTGTTAATGAAATTATCAGTAAGATTGGTGCCGATGCTGTGGCATTGCCTGAGAATTTCCGCATTCATGATCTGGAAAAATTTAATTTAAATCGCTTCCGTTTCCGTGGTGCGCTTTCCACTGCCAGCATCGATGACTTTACCCGTTATTCTAAAGATCTTGCAGATGAAGGCACCCGCTGCTTTATCGATGCTGATAATATGCGTGCCGTCAGTGTGCTTAACCTGGGTACTATTGATGAACCAGGTCACGCAGATAACACCGCCACTCTCAAACTGAAAAAGACAGCACCGTTCTCTGCCCTGTTGTCTGTTAACGGCGAGCGTAACTCCCAGAAGTCACTGGCAGAATGGATTGAAGACTGGGCCGACTACCTTGTGGGCTTTGATGCTAATGGTGACGCTATTCAGGCAACAAAAGCGGCTGCGGCAGTCCGTAAAATCACGATTGAAGCAAACCAGACCGCTGATTTTGAAGATAATGACTTCAGCGGCAAACGCTCCCTGATGGAGTCTGTCGAAGCGAAGACCAAAGACATTATGCCAGTGGCATTTGAATTTAAATGCGTTCCGTTTGAAGGCCTTAAAGAACGTCCGTTTAAATTACGCCTCAGCATTATCACTGGCGATCGTCCTGTACTGGTTCTGCGCATTATTCAGCTGGAAGCGGTGCAGGAAGAAATGGCTAACGAATTTCGTGATCTGCTTGTTGAGAAATTTAAAGACAGCAAAGTAGAAACCTTTATTGGTACTTTCACCGCCTGATTTCATTACTGCAAATGCCCCTGCGGGGGCATTTATGGAAACATAATTTACTCAATAATCGCCGGATGGTGATGGCTTCCTTTTACCAGAATTCAGCGCGGTGCAGCGCATATACGTGGAGAACAAAATGTCATTTATTAAAACTTTTTCCGGGAAGCATTTTTATTATGACAGGATAAATAAAGACGACATCGTTATTAACGATATCGCGGTTTCCCTTTCAAATATCTGTCGCTTTGCAGGACATCTTTCACACTTCTACAGCGTCGCCCAACATGCGGTGCTTTGCAGCCAGCTGGTACCGCAGGAATTTGCTTTTGAAGCGTTAATGCATGATGCAACAGAAGCATATTGCCAGGACATCCCCGCACCACTGAAACGCCTTCTTCCTGACTATAAACGGATGGAAGAAAAAATAGACGCCGTAATCCGTGAGAAATACGGGTTACCTCCTGTTATGAGCACGCCAGTGAAATATGCCGATCTCATTATGCTGGCAACCGAACGCCGCGATCTCGGGCTTGATGATGGCTCTTTCTGGCCTGTACTGGAAGGTATCCCGGCGACAGAGATGTTCAAAGTTATTCCACTGTCACCAGGCCATGCCTACGGGATGTTTATGGAACGTTTTAACGAGTTATCGGAGTTACGCAAATGCGCATGAATGTTTTCGAAATGGAAGGGTTTCTTCGCGGGAAATGTGTACCGCGAGATCTGAAAGTGAACGAAACAAATGCTGAGTACCTGGTACGTAAATTCGATGCGCTTGAAGCTAAATGTGCGGCACTGGAAAACAAAATAATACCAGTGTCAGCTGAACTACCACCAGCAAATGAAAGTGTTCTGTTATTTGATGCTAACGGAGAAGGCTGGCTGATTGGCTGGCGTTCTCTCTGGTACACCTGGGGACAAAAAGAAACCGGAGAATGGCAGTGGACATTTCAGGTCGGGGACATTGAAAGCGTCAATATCACTCACTGGGCAGTAATGCCAAAAGCACCGGAGGCTGGAGCACAATGACCACATTTACCGATAAAGAACTGATTAAAGAAATCAAAGAGCGTATCAGCAGCCTGGAGGTTCGAGACGATATTGAGCGCCGTGCTTATGAAATTGCTCTGGCATCGCTGGAAGAGGAGCCGGTGGCATGGCTACATTCAGACAATGGCTTAGGTATTCCAGCAATAACCAGGAGTAAAAACATTGCTGACAGTTGGTTATCAAAGGGCTGGTATGTTCAGCCGCTATATATAGCCAAGCCAGTGCCGGTGGTGCCAGATGCTCGTCCGTCTTTAAATAATGGCATAGTCGGTTTTGATGAAGGCTGGAACGCCTGCCGCGCCGCCATGCTTCATGGTGCCGAACCTGTAAACCAAACTTACAAGTCACCACACACGCAGTTTGAACAAGTTGCTGACCTCTACGAAATGCAATTTGATGACGGTCGCACTTGTGCCTTTCACACTGATGCGCAAAAGGCTGCGCAATGGCTTCAGGTGTGCGACGGAAACAGGGTTCAGGAATACGTTAAGCTGGAACGGCTGCAGAACGTGCTGTCTGGCAACTCTCCGGTAAGTCCGGGTGGTTGGATAAGCTGTAGTGAGCGAATGCCGAATGATAAACAGTATGTTTGGTGTTGGGGGAAGTCTTACGGCTGGACTGAGTGCGATACCTTCGAAGGGTATTACGATTGGTCGAGAAACAAATGGTGGGCAGTTACTGACGATGGGGAAGAACCGGCATCGAAAGTAACCCACTGGATGCCGCTACCGGAGCCACCGCAGGAGGTGAAGTAATGAACAACTTAATGACAACTAAACAAGTCGCCGACTTCTGTGGCGTTTCAGTATCGACCGTTCTTCGCTGGAACAGCGTAAACAGGAGAACTGGCCAGAAGTACAGGCCTGACTTTCCAGATCCTGATATTAAATCCTGCCCAAATAAATGGGCATCACGCAAGATATACAGGTTTGCTGGAGTTATTGAGTGATGGGTATTAGCTCATATCAGAACTAATACCCATCAATGACACAGAGCCAACTACCCACCCTGTGTCAGGGGCTAACTTTTAACACCATAATTCACCGCTAGATAAAAACTGTATTGCATTGCACGAGCGGCGCAGCATTATCAGTTAGAGTGTCTTTACCTTGTTAGGCTCCACAGTTCGCACTGTCCAACGCCTGTCACTTTCACACGCTGCGCCTTCGAGAATATTCATTTAATCGCTGATAACGAACATCTTGCTCCAGTTGTGGAGCAGCTTGAACAATTTGAAGCAAGCATTGCCCCAACTCTCGAGGCCCCCAGTGTTGGTCGGCAATCACGGCATTCAGCAGGGATAGAGCGTCCGCAGGATATCGGCTGCAAATATCTGATTTTAGCAAAAGGCGAACGTCGTAGCTAAGGTGTTCGAGCGGTTGCAGCCAGTCCTGCACCACTGCCAAAGCCGCCGGAAATTCACCTCGGGCAGCAATCACCATACGAGTCAACGATTCGGATATGCGTGGGGTGGCCAAGTTGCGGGACTTTGGCCAAACCTGTTGCCAAAATGGCTGGACACGATTTTTCCAATACTCCTCGCGCTGATCGCCCGCACCTTCAAGTGCCTGGTATAACGCCTGCGCGGCTACCTCCAGACCTTCTTGTGGAAGAGCACTAATTGCCGTTCGGAACTCCTCCACGGTATATCCCTCGGTAGGGCCCAGAGCTGCATAAGTCAGGAAAGTAGCGAATTGCTGCCGGTGCTCGCCAAGATCAGAATAGTGATTGGCGCTCTCCAAAAAATCTGACTTGAAAGCTATCAGCAACGGTTCATACAGGCGTGGCGACCAGAGGAAGCCTTCCCACACAGCTTTTGCTTCGACGGGATTACTCCAAGCAAACAAGGGCAATAGATACTGTTCGGTCCAAGGTCGATCTACGCGAAAAAATGCGATCAGCCGCGACCCCAGCAACACCCGACCATGGCGGAATAGCTCTATCTGTACATTACACAATTTGGTGAAAAGTGTTTTCAATTCAACAGGAAGCAAATCATTGTCATTCGGGTTCTGTTTGAACCATAGGGTGATCAGTGATTGCGTGACATGCCCAATGGGATGATTGATCGCCGTAGAAACAGGATCATAGGTCTCAATTCCGTTTCGAATGGTGCTAGACTCTGGGCTTGTTTCTATCATCAGAACCCGACGACAAAGGGCCAGTAGAATCTCCTCGTGGCAGAGGATGGACTTCGAAGCCTCCTCCATCCACCAAGTGACAGCGTGGGAAATCTCCTGAAGTACTGCGTCAGGCATGTCAAGCACCAACGGTGCGGCGTACCGCCACGAACGCAAAATCATCCCTGGTTCAGCCCAAGTCTGCAGAGCTTCACGCCACCGACCAACAGGCCACACATCATCTTGTGATAGTTTACGTAACGCATACAGACTGTGAAAAAAGCGCGTACGGCAAACATCACTCCAAGTGTCCTCATAGAAAGGCAGTCTTTCTGGCATAGGCTTTGCGAGCCATTGCACTAATTCCTGCCACTTACGGGGCGCAATGTCGACATCTATACTCTCCTCGAAGCCTGGATCACCGGTTCCGCTCATCCAGTGAGAGAATTCATCACGCTCGTTGGTTGCCAGTTGCCATTTTGGGTATGCTGTGGATATTTCCGTCAAACGTGTAGCCGCAGACTCTCCCAAAACAAGGCCCGCTCCCCTGAGCTTCGCTAGACACAACCAGACAGAATGAGCCACCAAATAATGCCACCTGTCTGCTTCCAAATTATCCTCGTACATCTCGCGCGGAGGCCCTGCCAAGATAGCAGTTTCCAGACGCTCTTGTGCAATTCCTGTCAGATGTCGTCCCTGCAAAACAAATAGTCTGAATACCTCTCGCCCAGTATCCGTGGCCCACAACCACCATGAACCGTCCTCTAACAACCAATTAACCCACCGCTCAGGTGGTATGCAGTTGTCTTGGCTTGCGGCAAACAGTGCCAGACGTTTGAAGGTGGGATATGGCAACTCAAACCAATTCTGAGCAATGCGCGTGGCCTGATCGCTGTCTTTGGCTCGAACGGCTAACCATGAATCCCGAAGTAATTCAATCAGGCTCACCCAATCGCGGAACCCCCGGTTCTGCCAGTGCGGAGTGATGGACGGCAAATCCCAATGCGAGCGGTCGTGACGATCGTCGGACTCTCCCAACTCCCGCAACAAGTCCAGTGCATCACGCAACAACTGCTGAAAATCTTCCAACAGGTATGGCAAGGACGATTTCCATGACTCGTCAGCAAGGTCGAACAGGGTTGAACGTACGTAATCAGCAGTCAGCACCAGCTCCCAATCCACCAATTGCTTGATTCGCAAGGGCTCATCAGTGCTGCTCGAATCGTCTTCACTATAGCGAAACGGCCGCCTCAACATAACCTTGGGAGAAAGCAACTCGCGTAACTCCAAGCGCAATGTAGTCGTCAAGCCTTCATTCTTTAAGCGGTTTTGCCAACGATACAAATCCAGGTTCTGCAATGGCGATTTCACACGACCACTAAGCAGAAGCCGCCATAAAGTAGACATAGGTGGACCAGGAATAGCCAGGGGGGAATGCAAGAGAATTTCATCTAACTCAGAAGTCTTACGCTCCCGCATCAGTGCTGCTAAGCGATCTAGTTCGCTCTCAATCAGAAACATCCAACGGTCGTGTATTTGTCCGCCGCGTTCAGCAATCCATATGATCAACCTAGGGTCGCCCAGATAACGAACTAGCCAACGGGCTATATGGGACATTACGTCATCCCATTTGCTAGCACTGACACATCCAGAAACCAGCGACATCTGCGGGGCTAGCTCATAGGACGCAGGACGCTGAACCAGGCTGAATCGGAGTTTCGGGTCAATTTCGACATGCGGAGATACACAAAAGCGTGGCAGATCGCTGTATTTAAATCGTTCGTCCGAGAAAGCTTTCAATAACCAATCCAGCGGCGGTGCAGGATTGAGTTCCGCAAAACATTTTGCTGGTAAACCTGACTTATCAGATAAGGCCCACATCATCCGACCAACGAAATCGTCCTGCCGAGTACTATCCTGCGGGCGGGCCAGAGCATGTTTGACGACAATGGCTTCTTTGCCTTGTATACCATCGCGATAAATATTTGCCCAAGCGCACAATGTATGGTGCATCGCTGAATGATCATTGGAGTCCGCCGGTACGGTGTAAAGGATGGGGGTGACCCCCTTGGCCTCCCACTCGATAGATTTCCGGTGCTCCTGCCCCGGCTCACATTCTCCTAGTGCCCATACTTGCGGCGTGACTTCACCGAGCCTCCGATCTGCTGCCAGTGCGTCCATCATATAGCGTAGCACCGGGTCGTTGATGCTGTAGCCCACGAAGCAGACTACGTAGTTACGGAACAAGTCACTTACAAAACGGGCTGCCCAGCGTTCCGTGAGATAGGCTAAGCCAAAGTCTCCACTAGTGACAACCAGACGATTCAGAGCAGTATCGTCTGTCTTTTCCGGTAACAACCCATGCAGGTAGACTATTCCGTCCCAGCGACTATTTTTCGGAATTGGCAGCATCGGCGCTACATAAGCCTGAAACGCTTGGGCCGTGCGTTTAGCTGCCACATGAAATAAGCGGTCAAAGTTGGTAGTAACTAACCGAAGGGCACCATCGCGACTACGCGCCAAACGCAACAGCGCCATCTGAGTATCAGTTGCGCCTCTATAGTGAAGTTTTGGCTTAAGGGCTTGTTCCAGCGCGCGACGGACGGCTATACGCTGTCCCGGTAGGCGCCGTTCCAACAAATCCAATGTGGCGTCGAACTGACCGCGCTTGAAGGCCTCACACTCAATTTCTGAAAGTGTTGTTCCGTTCAACTGGTAAATCCGCTTTACCAATCCCTTGAAACCTGGCAAACCAGCAGGGTAGGAAATGCCTGCCCCGCAGAAGAACACCACGCGGCCTTCCTCGTGCGCCTGCAAAAGTTCATCCGGAATATCAGGGCCGTTGGTGATAAATTGCATTCCTTTTCCTCCTATCCAATGTGGATATTCATTCGAGCAAATTAGGGGACAATGGGGCTACAGATTATTAGACCGACTATGCAAACACTGCTTCCTTGCAAGCTACCCTGATCTAGCCAAATCACAATGTCCGCTCTCCTATCAAAGCAAACGGCTAGATTTGATTGTATTATGGCTACTCAAGGATCAGTTAGAGTCTGAGCAAGTAATTATCGATTCAATCCTCTCCCACCATGCCAAGTAAGCTTTACGCTGTTCTTCTAGATAATCGCTCTTATCATAAACTTGCCATACCCCTGGCAGCTTATGACCAAGCATGATTTCTGCGATATGAGGCGCAGTAAGATCAGAAAAATTTGTTCGTGCTGTCCGTCTCAAGTCATGAAGAGACCAATGAGGGAATTGATACCCAAAACGCCGCCATGCGTATTGCATTAAATTGTAAGGTAGCGACTGCAAGGATGTCCGACCAACTGGTTCCCTGCTTCCTTCCTTAGTAAAAAGCATATCGGAACCATTGTTCATAGAGATAGTGTACTTTATAAGCTCTTCAACCTGTTCAATAATGGGCCGCTTTAGCGGTTCGCCTGTTATCTCCCCAGTCTTATGTCGTTCTGGTGGTACAGTCCATACCTTATTAATGAAATCAAAATCGTCTACCCTAGCGGTAATTAGCTCTGAACTACGGCAGCCAAAATGCAGCAATAGTTTAATGAAGGCCCGGTATTTAGGAACCATTCGAGAACCATCGATCGCAGCATAAAGGATTTTAATTTCATCATGTGTCAGAAACCGTTTCTTCTGACCTTTACGGATATCCATATCTTTACCCGTGATATCCGACAGCGGGCGAGTTTCAATGAGCTTTCTCTTATACGCCCATACATGGGCCTGCTTTGCGTTAATTAGCAATCGGTCTGCTATTGCTGGAGTCTTAGTGCAAAGAGGTTCCAGGACTTCTAACCAATCATGCAATGTAGCTGCATCGTGAGGGATATTCCCGATTTTAGAGAACAGGTGCAGCTCAAACGAGCGGAGTATCTGTTCAGAACCTTTTTTATTTTTTACACAATATGCTTCATACCAGGCACGGATCACAGACTCTACCGTCATGGCTTCAGTAGCTTTTCGTTTTTCAGCCTGCTTGACCAATCGTGGATTGCGGTTTGACTCGAGTTCACCACGGAGACGGATAACTTCTTCTCTGGCCTCTTTTAATCCAGTTGCCGGGTAAGTTCCGATATCAAGACGCTCACCTTTCCCCGCCCACTGATAACGATATTGGAACACTACGCGACCTTTCGGTGATACTCTGACAGACAGACCATCACGATCGGATTTAACCAAAACCTTATCACGTTCCTTTCCAACGACTGAACGCAACCACGCATCAGACAGCGCCAT